TTAATGGCCATTGCGGCGGCACCAGGCACCGCCGTTTTGCTGATACGGCTGAGGTTTTCAACGGCCTGCTCAAGACCTTTTATGGCCATACATCCCCCTTTCAGCGGCGACGGTTAACGGCAGGCGGTACGCCCCGCCCAAGCCAGAGATGACAGCTTCCACCATCATCCGGCGAAACCCGGTCTATCCAGAAGTTTTCCTCACCGATGGTCAGCGTGTCTCCACGCCGCAGCTGCCGCACATCATCAGTCCGGACAAACAGGGACGGGCTGGAGCCTTCAACGCGCACGCCCTGTCCGGCATAGCTGATATTTTCAGGGTCATCAAAAACACCACGTATTACTGCGCCGGACTGCTCACCGGATGTCATGGTGGCTGACGTTCCCATGTACCCGCGTATCGTTTCATCGGCGCGGACAATGGCAGCATCGAACAGGTTATCGAAATCAGCCACAGCGCCTCCCGTTATTGCATTCTGGCCAGGCCGCGCTCTGTCATTTCGGCTGCCACACCGGCAGAGACACGAAACGCCGTTCCCGGCAGCACAAATGCCACAGGTTCATCCCGCGTGGCGTGAAGTGCATCGGTATGCAGCGTCACCAGTGCCACAACCGTGACCAGAGCAGCCGTATCAGTCACGGTATCCGTCTGTGCTGATACCACCTCATTTTCATGTCCGGTCAGCGCATTTTCCGGGCTGACAGACGAGTCCTGACCGGCTCCGTCATCCGTGTCATCAAGCTCCTCTTCCAGCTCTGCCACACGGAGCGCCAGTTCTTCTTTCGTCCCCGTCAGGCTGACATCACGGTTCAGTTGCTCACCCAGCGACCGGAGACGGGCAATCAGTTCATCTTTCGTCATGGACTCCTCCACAGAGAGAAAATGGCCCCGAAGGGCCATGATTACGCCAGTTGTACGGACACGAACGCATCAGGGTCAGCCAGCAGCATCAGCGGTGCTGACTGAATCATGGTGAACTCACGCGCCGGATCGCCGGTGGTCACCCAGTTTTTCGGGTAGCGGGCAGAGGCGTTAATACCTTCGCGCTGTGCGTCCGCATCCTGAATGCAGCCATAGGTGCGCAGACCGCGTGCCTGAGTGTTCCCCAGCACCATCGTGTTGTCCGGAAGGAAGTTCTTTTTGACGTCGTTTTCCACGTACTGTCCGGAATACACGACGATCGCCGTATCGCCATACATCCCCTTATAGGACACCGCTTCGCCCAGGTCTTTTACCGCTGTCTCCAGCTCGGAATGAGAGCCGCGACGGGTATCCAGCTTCTCCTTGACGGCTTTGAAGGAACGGAACAGCGCCCAGCCTTTCGGATCGAACACGATGATATTCACCACACCGCTGGCGTTCAGCGCGTAGGCTTCGATATCGTCGGTCGGGTCATACGTGGACTTGTCACGCTTGCTCCACTCCGTGCCGCCGGACTGCGTGATGTTGTTCGCCGCACTGCGGCCCATATCCACCTCAACCGGATCGAAGGCTTCACCGGTCATGGTGTATTTGCCCTTGAGCACGGCAGAAACTGCCTGCATCTCTTCGACCTGAGCAATGGCCAGCTCTTCGTCACGCATGTTCTGCATGATGATGCGACGGCGGCGGTAAGCCGGGTCCGCCAGATTCTGCGGATCTTCATCCGGCAGGCGACGCAGGGTCATCTGCGGATTCACTTCATGCTTGGGTTTGACATATCCCGGCGTAAATTCAGAGGTGGAGCCGCCACGGGAACGGATAACCTCACCGGAAACAATCGGCGAAACGTACAGCGCCATGTTTACCAGTCCCGGAATTTGTGAGAGATAGACTTTCTCCGTAGTGAAGGGATAGCTCTCACGGAAAAAGAGACGCAGAAACAGCGGATCAAACTTAAATTTCTGCTCATTTGCCGCCAGCAGCTGGGCGGTTGTGTACATCGACATAAAAAAATCCCGTAAAAAAAGCCGCACAGGCGGCCTTTAGTGATGAAGGGTAAAGTTAAACGATGCTGATTGCCGTTCCGGCAAACGCGGTCCGTTTTTTCGTCTCGTCGCTGGCAGCCTCCGGCCAGAGCACATCCTCATAACGGAACGTGCCGGACTTGTAGAACGTCAGTGTGGTGCTGGTCTGGTTAGCAGCAACTGCAAGAATGCCAACGGCAGCACCGTCGGTGGTGCCATCCCACGCAACCAGCTTACGGGTGGAGGTGTCCAGCATCAGCGGGGTCATTGCAGGCGCTTTCGCACTCAATCCGCCGGGCGCGGTTGCGGTATGAGCCGGGTCACTGTTGCCCAGCGGCTGGTAATGGGTAAAGGTTTCTTTGCTCGTCATAAACATCCCTTACACTGGTGTGTTCAGCAAATCGTTAACGGCATCAGATGCCGGGTTACCTGCAGCCAGTGGTGCCGGTGCCCCCTGCATCAGACGATCCAGCGCAGTGTCACTGCGCGCCTGTGCACTCTGTGGTGCAGCTGCCAGAATGCGGCGGGCCGTTTCCACGGTCATACCGGGGGTTTCGGCCAGCACACGTGCCTGTTCTTCGCGTCCGTGAGCCTCCTCACAGTTGAGGATCCCCATAATGCGGCTGTTTTCTGCCGCAACCGCAGCGGTGATCTGCGCGTTCACGTCCGGCTGCGCCGCGCTGGCGTTTTCGCCCTCCGTCGCTGGCACCACGTCAGTAACGTCAGCCTGCGAAGCAGTGGCTGAAACAGTTGTTGATTGAGTCTCTTTGGTCATTCGCCCTCCTGAGAGACGGGATTTACGTGCATCCAGTGCATCACGCATAACGGTGATCGCATCGGTGCTGTTGACAAGTTCATCAGCCAGTCCGGCATCAATGGCCTCCTGACCGCTGTACACTGCAGCCTCGGTATCCAGCACAGCCTGCACGGACAGGCCGGTATATGCCGACACCTTCTGCGCAAACATCCGGCGGGTTGCATCCATCCGGGACTGCAGTGTTTCCCGGACATCACCCGGTAGATGGCTGTAGGGGTTGCCATCCACCTTATGGCTGCCGCTGTAAATCAGCGTGATTTCCACGCCCTGTTTCTCCAGCGCAGCGCCGTAATTACTGTGAGCCATCATGACGCCGATGGAGCCTGTCCGGGCGGTCTGCGTGACCAGACGCCGGGAGGCGGCGCTGGCAAGCAGCTGACCTGCACTGCAGTTCATGTCGTTGGCCAGCGCCCATACCGGCTTTATGTCACGCACACGGGCGATGATGTCAGCACAGTCAAATGCTCCCGCCACCATCCCGCCCGGTGTGTCCATATCGAGCAGAATGCCGTCCACCATCGGATCGCTGGCAGCCTGTTGCAGACGGGCGATAATGCCGTTGTAACCGGTCATTCCCGAATACGGCTGCAGCGCCCGCGTCCGGCTGACCAGCGTACCGGACACCGGCAGCACGGCGATGCCGTTCATGACCTGATAACTGCGGGCCTGTCGTGGTCCGTCATCATCACCGGATAACGCCAGCGCCGCGGGTGCCTCTCCGGCAGTCAGGCTGTCGCCGGATACTGCATCCGTCAGGCGACTGATCCCAAGCTGGCCTGCAAGCGCACAAAAGAAAACCCGCGCATAGGCGGGTTCAAGCATCAGCGGCTCATTAAAGGCCATACTGGCAATATGCGGGAGATTACGCAGCTCTGCTGTCACTCTTCTCCTCCTCTGTTGATTGTCGCAGCCCGGATTCAAATGCCGCAGCCGCCCAGGCGGGTGGTTTAAGACCGGCTGCACGACGCTCCATCGTTTCACGGACCTGCTGGGCAAAAATTTCCTGATAGTCATCGCCGCGTTTTGCGCACTCTTTCTCGTAGGTACTCAGTCCGGCTTCTATCAGCATCACCGCTTCCTGTACTTCTTTCAGACCATCGATGGCCATACGACCGGAGCCTATCCAGTCACAGTTCCCCCAGGCGCTGCGGGCTTCCTGAAAGCTGAAACGCGCTTTTGAAGGTAACGTCACCACGCGGCGAACGATGGCCTCTTCCAGCCAGCACAGAAACATCTGGCTCGCCTGACGGGATGCGACGAATTTTCGCCGCCCCATAAAGTACGCCCACGACTCGTTCGCACTGGCCCGTGCCGTGGAGTAGCTCATCTGGGCGTAATTCCGGGAAAGCTGCTCATACGAGACACCCAGCCCGGCAGCGATATACCGCAACAGTGACTGCTCAAACACGGAGTAGCCGTTATCCGTGTCCTGAGCCGTCTGCAGGTTCAGTGAGTCCCCCGGCATCAGGTGCGGCACTTTTGCGCCTCCCAGACGGACCGGTGCTGCGGCGTAATACGCGGCAATTTCACCAATCCAGCCGGTCAGCTTGTCCCGCTGCTCCTTACTGTTCGCGCCCAGAATAAAATCCATCGCTGACTGCGTATCCAGCTCACTCTCAATGGTGGCGGCATACATCGCCTTCACAATGGCGCTCTGCAGCTGCGTGTTCTGCAGCGTGTCGAGCATCTTCATCTGCTCCATCACGCTGTAAAACACATTTGCACCGCGGGTCTGCCCGTCCTCCACGGGTTCAAAAACGTGAATGAACGAGGCGCGCCCGCCGGGTAACTCACGGGGTATCCATGTCCATTTCTGCGGCATCCAGCCAGGATAGCCGTCCTCGCTGACGTAATATCCCAGCGCCGCACCGCTGTCATTAATCTGCACACCGGCACGGCAGTTCCGGCTGTCGCCGGTATTGTTCGGGTTGCTGATGCGCTTCGGGCTGACCATCCGGAACTGTGTCCGGAAAAGCCGCGACGAACTGGTATCCCAGGTGGCCTGAACGAACAGTTCACCGTTAAAGGCGTGCATGGCCACACCTTCCCGAATCATCATGGTAAACGTGCGTTTTCGCTCAACGTCAATGCAGCAGCAGTCATCCTCGGCAAACTCTTTCCATGCCGCTTCAACCTCGCGGGAAAAGGCACGGGCGTCTTCCTCCCCGATGCCCAGATAGCGCCAGCTTGGGCGATGACTGAGCCGGAAAAAAGACCCGACGATATGATCCTGATGCAGCTGGATGGCGTTGGCGGCATAGCCGTTATTGCGTACCAGATCGTCTGCGCGGGCATTGCCACGGGTAAAGTTGGGCAGCAGGGCTGCATCCACACTTTCACCCGGTGGGTTCCACGCCCGCAACTGCCCACCAAATCCGCTGCCACCGCCGTGATAACCGGCATATTCACGCAGCGATGTCATGCCGTCCGGCCCCAGAAGGGTGGGAATGGTGGACGTTTTCATACATAAAATCCTGCAGGTCCCCTGCGTCGCTGTGTCATGCCGGTCTGCACTTCCAGCTCCGCAATGTATTTTTTCAGGTCAGACACGGAAGTGGCCGTAAACTCCACTCGCCGTCCGTCTTTCTGTACCGTTGCCACCCGTTTTCCTGTCATCAGGTCATGCAGTGCCGCACGGGCAGCGGCAAGTTCTTCCTGTCGCGTCATTCATCCTCTCCGGATAAGGCACGGGCGTAATCTGCCAGTGTTTTCTTGTTAGGTGCTGCACCATCCTCTTCCTGCAGGCTCGCCAGCAGTGCACTGAGATCCAGCTGCCAGCGGGAAATACTGATGCGCAGCGCCGCCAGCGCATAAACGAAGCAGTCGAGCGCCTCATTGCGTCGCTTTTTGCTGTCCCACAGTATTTTTTTCCTGCCATCCACCCATTTTTCGACCTGCTCTTCAGCAGTCAGCTGCTGCGCTTCGGTCAGATCAAAAATATCCGGGTTATTCGGGAAGTGAACGGCACCGGGAAGCGGTTCATCCCCTTCCGGCGTCAGTGTGAAGCGGTTATAAATCTGCTCTTTCGCGGTATCCGTACCAATTTCGGTAAGGTAAACCCCGTTTTTGTTTCGCTTACGTGGCATGCTGGCCACCGGCTTTCCGTAGACGGATGCCCCTTTAATGGGGATCACCCGGAACAGCCCATGTTTTTTCGAGCGTTCATACACAATGGTCGGGTCAATCCCGCCAGTATCCCAGCAGATACGGGATACCGACATTTCTGCACCATTCCGGCGGGTATAGGTTTTATTGATGGCCTCATCCACACGCAGCAGCGTCTGTTCATCGTCGTGGCGGCCCATAATAATCTGCCGGTCAATCAGCCAGCTTTCCTCACCCGGCCCCCATCCCCATACGCGCATTTCGTAGCGGTCCAGCTGGGAGTCGATACCGGCGGTCAGGTAAGCTACACGATCAGGAACGGGCGCTGAATAATGCTCTTTCCGCTCTGCCATCACTTCAGCATCCGGACGTTCGCCAATTTTCGCCTCCCACGTCTCACCGAGCGTGGTGTTTACGAAGGTTTTACGTTTTCCCGTATCCCCTTTCGTTTTCATCCAGTCTTTGACAATCTGCACCCAGGTGGTGAACGGGCTGTACGCTGTCCAGATGTGAAAGGTCACACTGTCAGGTGGCTCAATCTCTTCACCGGATGACGAAAACCAGAGAATGCCATCACGGGTCCAGATCCCGGTCTTTTCGCAGATATAACGGGCATCAGTAAAGTCCAGCTCCTGCTGGCGGATGACGCAGGCATTATGCTCGCAGAGATAAAACACGCTGGAGGGGTCATCCGGCGTCCATTTGAGGCCAAACGGCGTCTCTTTATCGCCAAATTTAAGGTACTGCTCCTCCCCGCAGTGCGGGCAGGCAACATGAAAACGCATAAAATGCGGGGATTCACTGGCTGCACGCTCAATCTGACAGGTGCCTCTCACTTTTGGCGTGGAGCCACGGATGGACTTTGGCCAGACCGAGCCTTCAATACGCTTGTCACCCAGGAACGTCGGAGAGCCTTCCTGTTCAATATCATCATCAAAAGCAGCAAGTTCATCATAACCCGCCACATCCACCGACTTTTCACGGTAGTTTTTTGCCGCTTTACCGCCCAGGCACCAGAAGCCACGACCATTGGAAAAACGCTTCATGGTGAGCGTGTTATCCCGGTGCTTTTTGCCATACCACGGAGCCAGCGCCAGCAGCGACGGAATATCGCGAATGGTCGGCTCAACGTGGGTTTTCATAAAGTTCTCGGCATCACCATCCGTCGGCAACCAGATAAGGGTGTTGCGCTGCTTATGCTCTATGAAGTAGGCATAAACACCCAACAGCATTTTGGAATAACCGACACGGGCAGACTTCACCACATTCACCTCACGGATGTAGTCGCTGCCCATCGCATTCATGATGGCCCGCTGAAAGGGCAGTGTTTCCCAGCGCCCTTCCTGGTATGCGGATTCTTTCGGGAGATAGTAATTGGCATCCGCCCATTCAACGGCGGTCTGTGGCTCCGGCCTGAACAGTGAGCGAAGCCCGGCGCGGACAAAATGCCGCAGCCTGTTAACCTGACTGTTCGATATATTCACTCAGCAACCCCGGTATCAGTTCATCCAGCGCGGCTGCTTTGTTCATGGCTTTGATGATATCCCGTTTCAGGAAATCAACATGTCGGTTTTCCAGTTCCGGAAAACGCCGCTGCACCGACAGGGGGATCCCGTCGAGAATACTGGCAATTTCACCTGCGATCCGCGACAGCACGAAAGTACAGAATGCGGTTTCCACCACTTCAGCTGAGTCTCTGGCATTCTTCAGTTCCTGTGCGTCGGCCTGCGCACGCGTAAGTCGATGGCGTTCGTACTCAATAGTCCCTGGCTGGAGATCTGCCTCGCTGGCCTGGCGCAGTTCTTCAACCTCCCGGCGCAGCTTTTCGTTCTCAATTTCAGCATCCCTTTCGGCATACCATTTTATAACGGCGGCAGAGTCATAAAGCACCTCATTACCCTTGCCACCGCCTCGCAGAACGGGCATTCCCTGTTCCTGCCAGTTCTGAATGGTACGGATACTCGCACCGAAAATGTCAGCCAGCTGCTTTTTGTTGACTTCCATTGTTCATTCCACGGCCAAAAACAGAGAAAGGAAACGACAAAGGCCCAAAAGTTCGTTTTCAGCACCTGTCGTTTCCTTTCTTTTCAGGGGGTATTTTAAATAAAAACATTAAGTTACGACGAAGAAGAACGGAAACGCCTTAAACCGGAAAATTTTCATAAATAGCGAAAACCCGCGAGGTCGCCGCCCCGTAACCTGTCGGATCGCCGGAAAGGACCCGCAAAATGATAATGATTATCATCTGCATGTCACAACGTGCATCTACGCCATCAAACCACGTCAAATAATCAATTATGACGCAGGTATCGTATTAATTGATCTGCATCAACTTAACGTAAAAACAACTTCAGACAATACAAATCAGCGACACTGAATACGGGACAACCTCATGTCAACGAAGAACAGAACCCGCAGAACAACAACCCGCAACATCCGCTTTCCTAACCAAATGATTGAACAAATTAACATCGCTCTTGATCAAAAAGGGTCCGGGAATTTCTCAGCCTGGGTCATTGAAGCCTGCCGCCGGAGACTGTGCTCAGAAAAAAGAGTTTCTCCTGAAGCAAACAAAGAAAAGAGTGACATTACTGAATTGCTCAGAAAACAGGTCAGACCAGATTGAAGCAATTTAGATAATCGTGCAGACTACGCCCCCTCATATCACATGGAAGGTTTATCTATGGATCAGGTAGTCATTTTTAAACAAATATTTGATAAAGTTCGAAACGATTTAAACTATCAATGGTTTTATTCTGAGCTAAAACGTCACAATGTCTCACATTACATTTACTATTTAGCCACAGAGAATGTTCATATTGTATTAAAAAATGATAATACAGTGTTATTAAAGGGCCTAAAAAACATTGTGTCTGTCAAATTTTCAAAGGATAGGCATCTTATAGAAACGACCTCTAATAAGCTGAAATCCAGAGAGATCACATTTCAGGAATACAGAAGAAACCTTGCTAAAGCAGGAGTTTTTCGGTGGGTTACAAATATCCACGAACAAAAAAGATATTACTATACCTTTGATAATTCATTACTCTTTACTGAAAACATACAGAGCACATCACAAATGTTTCCACACTAAACCATAACGTCCGGTTTCTTCTACCCCTGCACCGGACTGGCTGACATGAAGAGCAACCCCGCGTTCAGTTGACGCGTTAATAACCCGGTGTGCATCGTTTTTGATTATTCCCGCACACTCACGCAGAAGGAATTCCCCGTCGGGCTACGGTCATGGTTAATGCGGGAATACGGCGACGATACAGCGCATGATGTGTCAGGCTTGAATACCTTTATCCGTTAAAAGGGATATCAGTTAAGTTATCCCGTGTAGGGTATAAGCCATTATCAAAGCCACTCTGTAGGGAGTGGCTTTGATAATGGCAATAAAAAGCCCCGCGAATGCGAGGCTAAATCCTGGTATTTGTAATGACTGGCTCTTATCTCAACGCAGCCCCTTACCGCGCGCAAGATGCTCAATATCAAGCATCAGCAATGAGATGTTTAATCTGGATTCACTCCAGAAGTGATCACCACCCTGTCTACAGAGCCAAATGTGAAGGATGGTGAGTAAAATTATCGCTATCATCGAAGGCATTGCGTCATGATATATTCCTGAAGCGTTCTCAGTGCTGTCTGGTCTCTGATGATTCCGTCCCGGATACCGAGAACGTTTCGTCCAGCAACTGGAGAGAGTTCGACGGTGGCATCATTGCCCATGCCGGAGGCGCTGGAGGTTTCGGCTGAGGATGGCACAGAGCATTTTCCTTTGACGAGCACCCGACCACCATTATCAAGCTTGCGCCGAAGAGCATCATTTTCAGCTTTCGCATCAGCCAACTCCTTCGTGTATTTAGCATCGAGTACATCAGCAGCACGCTGGCGTTGCTGCATGTCAGTAATGGTGGCGGTCGCCTGCTTCAGCTCACTGACTTTTTTATCACGCTGTTCTTTGTAGGCGATGGCGTTATCACGGTAATAATTGACCGCCCACGACAGGCAGACGATGATGCAGATAACCAGAGCATAAATAATCGCGGCGACTCTGCTCACTGATCTATCCCCCAACAGGCTAATGCGCTTTCCTGGTCACGACGAATAACCTGTCCATAGCAGTTATTTGAACGTATGCGGCAATCGCGCCCACCATCTTTTATCCACCAGCGAATCGCCTCGCATGCACCCTTACGATCACCGGCATTCAGCCGCTTATAAAACGTCGACGGGAAACACTTACCGGGGCCAATGTTATAGGGACAAAATGACGCTATACCCGCTTTCTGTGGTTCGGTCAGTGGTACTTTAATATTGCGCTCCACCCATGCCAGCGCCTTATCACGTTCAATAGCGTTAACCTGGTCGCATTTTTCCTTCGACAGCTTCATTCCCGGTATGACGGGCTTACCATCCACCATTGTGGCACCACAACAGATGGTCCATATACCGGAACCATCGCGGTATGCCGTAGTGTGGTTACCCTCTTTTTCATCCAGAAACTGGTCAAGTATTTGAGGAGCAGACGCGCCTGCAGCAATCAGCGCCAGAACAGCAGCTGACAGGCCGTATTTGATTTTTGCGCTCATGGATATTTATCAGGATGCTACCAATGAAAGATACTGGAAAGCCAACTGCAAAAAGCTAACAACCCGTAATCGAGTTATCAGAACTGTTAATTTTTATGGTATACCGCGCCTCTGAACAGGGGCGCGTTTCTGGCAACAGCTCGTCCCCTTCACATAACCCGGCAGCAACATCCAGGAAGACCTGTCTGATGCTCCTTCTGGCTGCTGCCTCATAAAACTCCAGCGCGGCACCTTCAACACGGTCCAGCGAGATGTCCAGGTCAAAAATTTCACCGTCAAAGCGTTTTTTGTCCCGCAACGCTAAAGTTACCGTAACTTTATTCTCAAAATTGCGGATCCCTTTCACAATCAGTTCATAGTTTTGAGTCATTGAATTACTCTCCCCGTGCAGCCTTACGCTTGTCTTCTTTAATCTTGAAATAAAGATTTGTCAGATACGTCAGCAGGCCAAACACCAGACTACCCAGCACACCTATTGCCGCCCACTGTGAGGGCGTGACTTTATCGAGCAACTGTAAAAACCAGTACCCAGCACTACCTGCTGAGGTGCCATAGGCGACACCCGTTGTTAACTTATCCATGGATTTCATAACCCCACCTCGCAGATGCGGGTGCTGTGTAATGGAAATAAAAAGGCCACCTGACGTGGCCACCAGATTATTTCCCCACCAGCTCGTTTATCTCTTTCACTGTCTGGTTAAACCGCTCTGACTCAAGCTCAACACCTAAGGCCCGACGCCCCAGCGCCATTGCTGCTTTTATTGTGGAACCGGATCCCATAAAAAAATCAGCAACCAGATCACCAGGTCGACTACTGGCGTTGATTATTTGCCTGAGCATATCCGCCGGTTTCTCACACGGATGTTTACCCGGGTAGAACTGAACGGGTTTATGCATCCAGACATCGGTATAAGGCACGGAGACTGATACGGAGAAATAGCGCCGGAGAGATTTAAACTCATCCAGCAATTCAGAATATTTGCGATTCAGTGAATCATAAGATGCCACCAGCTGGTGGTGTGGTTGTTCCAGTTGTTGTTTCTGAAACTTCTCTGCCGCTATACGGGAAAAAAGTGCCTGCAACTTCCGGTAGTCAGCCTCATTCGGCAACTGCCACTGACTGGCACCAAACCAGTGGGAAACCATATTTTTCTTACCTGTGGCTTCGGCAATTTGTTTTGCCGTTATACCCAGTTCGGCACGAGCATCCCTGAAATACGATATCAGCGGTGCCATTATGTGCTGTTTGAGTTCCCTTTCTTTTGCCGCATAGCCGTCACTTTTGCCGCGATATGGCCCCTGGTAATGTTCAGCAAACAGAACGCGCTCTGTGGCAGGAAAATATGCGCGCAGACTTTCTTTATTACACCCATTCCAACGTCCGGACGGCTTCGCCCAGATGATATGGTTAAGCACATTGAAACGTTCACGCATCATGATCTCGATATCAGATGCCAGGCGATGTCCACAGAACAGGTAAAGGCTTCCGGCAGGTTTCAACACCCGCCAGAACTGGGCCAGACAGTGGTCCAGCCACTTAAGGTAATCTTCGTCCCCTTTCCACTGATTGTCCCAGCCGTTGGGCTTCACTTTGAAGTACGGTGGATCGGTAACAATCAGATCAATGGAGTCATCAGGCAGGGACTGAATAAAATGCAGGCAATCAGCGTTGATTAAATCAACACTGTTTATTTTTACAGTATTTTTCATGGATCAGTAAGCGTAACTCTGGTAGGCTCACTCTGCTTTTGCGCTAAAGCAGTGGGCCATGGTTCGCTTGTGACCAGTAAGCATGAGCGAATGGCTGGCAAGTGCTACCAACACCCACCAGCCGCCCATTTTCACAAATTAAAAGCCCTTCATTGCTGAAGGCGTCTGTAACAGCCGAACTGGTAATCTGCCAGCCCCGCCATAACCAGCTGGGTCAGTATTAACTGACAGCGTTCGCGTGAAAGGTATGTGTTTTGTGCAATCTCCCCGACTGTTGCCGGTTCGATGCTTAATTCATTAAAAACAACTTTCGCCGTTTCTGTCATATCTTGCTGTTTTAGCATGTCTTTTTCCCTTCTGGTTAACATGACATACCAATAACTCTTGTCTAAAAAGCCAGCAAGATAAAAAGTCAGTATTCACGACCACCAGCGTGTTTACCGTACTGCTCTTGGTTTACAGGTACAAAAAACCCGCTCGACGGCGGGTTTAAGCTGTGTGGCGAAGTAACCACTCTTAACAGATTACAAGAATTTTTGCGGACCGCGTTAATGATTTTTAATCCCAAAGTCGTATTATTCGTTTTTTACTGTAGGAGTTAATAGGTTTATATTATGTTAGATACACTATCTTTCACTGAACGTGACGAGTTCCAACGAAGAAACATCGCTGAAAATATCATCAAGTTGCTAAAACCAGAGGCAGACATTTCACCACTGGTAATAGACGGCGCATGGGGAACAGGGAAAACAGAATTTAGTATCAAACTGAAAAATCTCATTATTGAGCAAGAAACTGAATCTAAAGTTGTTTATATTGATGCCTTTAAAGGGGATCATGCAGAATCTCCATTACTTCTCATAACCTCTGCAATTGCCAGCATTTTGCCTGAGGAAGAAAAACAACACTTCATTAAGAGATCTCTTCCTGCAATTCGCTTTGGTTTAAAAACGGTACTAAAAGCTGGTGCAGGTTGGTTTTTACGACAGGAGGCTAGTGAAGTTGCCGAAGAATTCCAAGATGCGATGAAGAAAGCAAGCAATGCAGCAATAGATGGGACTATTGAAAATTTGCTTGAAGACCATATGGACTCAGAGAAAAACATAAATTCACTTAAATCCTGCATCGAAAGTATATCAAAAAATCAAAAAATCGTAATTATAATTGATGAATTAGACCGATGTAAGCCGAGTTTTTCAACAAATGTCATTGAAACAATAAAACACATTTTTGACATCAATAATGTCTTTTTTATTTTAGTTACAAACACAGAACAATTAAAAGCATCTATAAATCATATTTATGGTTATAGCATTAACTCACAAAAATATCTTGACAAGTTTATAAAATATACCATCACGCTTCCAGATACATGTTTGATAAATGGTCACAACGTATGTAAAGCCTCTGTTATATATTGGGATTATCTTGTAGAAAAAACAAGGTTATTGAATAAAATCAATAGATTATCAGGTGACTTTATCCGTGATTTAATTCAACGAACCAACTTATCATTACGTGAAACACAAACATTTTCACGCAATCTTAACATTTTTCAACTGTTAAATGACGATGAGAACAAAAGCAGTAATCCTTTAATAAATATGATCTTTGTCGTAGCTGCCTTCATACATTGCTTTGGTAACAAGGAAAAACTAAAACAAGAAATTACCGCTGAATCTATATCTTATTTAGCAGACCTGCTTAACATAAAAGAAATACCTTATTCTTATGAGAGAAGATCGCAAATCCCTGAAATATCCATTGTATTCTTCGGAATAATTAAAGACAGTATTACTCTTAATGAGCGATTTGCCCCTAAAAGTGATGAAGAACTTAAAAAATTCACAAATGTTTATACTGATTATGAACACATAAATTTTTGGAGTACTACACCCAGAGAGTTATTGATAAAATATATTAATCAAATGTCATTCATCCAGTAAATAATACGCCCCATGCAGGGGCGTATTATTAAACGTCCAAATCTAATGTTAGATCTAGCATGGAAAGGCAGCCATCAATAAATCCTTCGGCTAGCTGTATTTCTATACGTATCAATTTCTCATCTTTTTTACGAGCCTTGGCGAGCTTTCTTTTAGAGATACCGTATAGGTAATGGGCAACAAGAAGCGAATGTTCGTCCGGCCTTTTTTGCTTTAGACGAGCAAGACAACCTTCAATAATTAAGGCATCACTATCCGAACAAGCCAAGCGTTTCTTGCTTGTATAGGGAAGAAGTCCCTTAAACCCAGCGGCTATAGGTGAATAATCAACGCCTGAACTATCACTCGCCGCCCATGCCCCCCAACGCTCCAGAACCATCTGAATATCACGCATCAACTTTCTCCACCAAATCAGGCTAGCACACCAATTGCCAACGCACGGTCGATAAAACGAAATATCAGCTCCAGCTGGGAGCCATACTTCTCTTCAAATGCCACGGTATCCGCATGCAGCTCGTCGTGATGCTTTCTGCACAAAGGCAACACAAAGAGGTCATGCGCTTTTGTACTCATTCCCCCCTGACCGTGGCCTATCAGGTGGTGGGGATCATCAGCAGGCTTTCCACAACATGCACACGGCTGTGTCTTAACCCAGCGCGTGTACTTTTCATTAACCCAGCGGCGACGTTTGGGGCGTAACATAAAAGACTCCGGCGACTCCGGCTCCACTTTCAGCGCCAGCACCTTTTTCGCCTTATCCTGGATGATGCTGGTGGCAGGAACCGAAGGCACAAGGTCACTTTCCCGGGTAACAGACGGCACAACAGGCTTCGGTAATCTCAGTGCCTTACGGGCTGCACTTTCCGGTAAGGCATCCGCCAGATCATTACGAATCAGCCACCAGCACAGTTCCGGCATTGTCACAACGTGACTGTCATCAAAACCGAGATCCCGACGCACAACAGACAACACCCAGCGGGCACAGTTATCCGTTGCCATTGATTCCAGCCGTTCCGTGAACTGATCGCGCAGCTGGTTATCGCAGTGCCAGCACAGACGGATTGCGCCCGGAGCGTGTCGCATTGTGGTCATGTTCTCGCTGTGCCAGTCGGAATGAGGCCACTGGCAGCCTTTTTCACGAAGTAACCAGCTTTCAAGACATTCCACGCCACCAGCACGACGGATCACTGCCTCATTGCGGAACACGGCCTGAACGGCAGGATCATCCGCCAGCGGTTGTGATGCCGCCGGAACGGCACCACTGGCGAAAGATGAATAACGTTCCGGCTCAGGCTCCAGCAGGACACGCCCCTGCATAAACAGGGGCATCAGCTCTGAACCTGGTCTGAACAATACGATCCCCATACGCGGGGCAATTTCAGGGGTCAGTAGTGCTCTCACGGTCACCTCAATGAACGGTATCGAGCAGCTTTAACAGCTCAGGGAATCGGGATTCGAAGAAATGCGGCTGCGTCTCGCGCGGATTTGCAGGACTGGTGATGTTCTTGCCGAACATGCAGCCTTTCGCCGTCAGCGACCAGAATTTTTTGATGTTGTTAATCGCGGTACGGCTGTATCGTTCGCGTTGTTCAACGATCCCCAGCTTCGCCATCTGGTGATATGCCTGATTAGCTGTCAGGCAGATACCATACTGCTTCAGCAGTGCACTCAGTGACAGCGTGGGGCGGCTTGAGCCATCAGGCGCGTCAGCAGGAGCATCAATGGCATAGCGCGGTGCCAGATTCGGTAAGCCAACAGCCTCCTGGAGTTTCTGACAGGCACCAAGCACTGAAGAGTTAGACAGGTTTAACTCCCGGCGCATAAAGTCCAGCAGGATCACGCCAGCCTGCATCTTGTCAGCAGCCTGCCCGGATAATTTTTCCGGTGTGCTGGTTACCATATCGAAAGTACGGATCACCTTCAGATGGAATGACGGGCTGATCCACATTGCATAGGCATACACCAGTTCTTTGCAGACATACGTCCCTTGGTTATTTCCGCCACGAATAACGTTAACTGGCGCTATATTGACCGAGTTGCAAATCTGCAACTCGCTTATTAAACGTTCGGTTTGCTCATTGCGGAGCCAGAATGCAGGCTTATGTTTATCCAGAGAACCGGCAGCCCTGTGCAGATCGTTCAGGCTGTAACGCCCATAAGCATCACGACGAACTTCAATACCATCAATAACCATCAGATTATTCATACTTCGTTTCTCCTCTTAATCAGGCGGCTGCACCAGCCGGTTTCTCGTACTTACTGATAGTGATCTCGACCTTCCCTTCCGGGATAACCGGTCCCCACTCCACCAGCATTCTTTTCACCTGACTGTCGTCTTCCCACACACCCGCGTGGGTCAGGGCGTCAAACAGCGCCTTGTTATAGTTGTCCAGATCGCGGATCCGGTTATCCGGAGGAAACAACACGATCTCCACTGAAGCAGGTGCCGACGTTGGTTTTGGCAGACGACGTAACTGCTCAACTATTGCTGCGCACGCCGCGCTCTGGAATTTTCGCCCCGCCGCGCTTATCAGGCTCTTACCAGCAAACGCCCCTTTGTTGGGGTGTCGCCAGTACGTGTTCACGCTGGGCGGAAACGGCAGAATCAGCTTCATACTTTCAGGCCCCTCTCATGTAACCAGTGGGTTGCACGCAGCCTTGCGTTTTCCTCACCGGCAAGCAGTGCGCGGATAATCCCGACCGCCTCGCTGTCGTCGTCCTTCACCGCGGTATGAAGCGTTATCCCCCGGGCCACGCCACGCTTTATCGTGATGACGCCTTTTTTCTCCAGTGCGCGAAGATGCTCCACCGCTGCATTCACTGAACGGTATCCCAGCATGGTAGCCACCTCCTGATTGGTTGGCGGGAAGCCACGTTCTTTCTGGTAAGAAATCAGCATATCCAGCACCTGCTGCTGGCATTGAGTTAACGTCGTCATTAAGCCCCCACGTAATTCCCTGACAGATACCACTCTTCACCTGATGCAGCCCGCTTACTGCTTTTCCGTAAACACCGTTCACGACGTGCCAGAAAATTGTTTCGTTCTGGCTGGGAGTGGCTTTCACGGAATGCCGCCATCCACACCGTTGCAGCACGACGGTATAAGCCCCTGGACTCCAGTTCTTCCGCCTGGCGGGTCAGGCACAAAATCACCCGCGGGTCGTTAGTGCCGACATAGAAATTGCGCACAGGTCTGGTTTCACGAACTGGTTGTGGTTCCGGATCCTGCGCTCTCTCAGTCAGGCGCGGGAAATGTCTGTGTGTATCTCCTTCACAACGGTGAGCCACACGCCCACTCTGACGTAACTTGCTTGCTGACTGCAGAACGCGCTGCCGTGAGTAACCTGCAAAAGCATCCGCAATGTCTCCGGAAGTACAGCCCGGATGGGCTTCAATGAATTTCTGAACTTCATTCAAAAGACTCATGATCACCCCCTGAATCCTGCCGGGATCTGGCTGTAGTCCACGTTGTCGTAACTGGATTTGAAGTACGGGTCTTCGCGTTTTTCGGTGTACGTGCTGACGGACGGTGATAAGCGCAGGGAAAGCTCATCCCATTTTTCCCGCAACTTCGACGGGCTGAGCACGTTACGGCACCAGAACGGATCGCGGCTGACGCGGCTGTACATCTCGCAGATTTGTTTGTGAGTACGACCATCCTGCACACACATCAGGCGAATTTCGTTTGCCCAGGCTGTCCAGTTCGGTTCTTTGGGACGAACCACCTCGCCGTCACATTCGGCGGCTTGCTCGTACAGGGCGATGATTTTTTTCCAGAGCCACTGTGCGCAGGTCAAATCATCCTGCGTTCCCCACTGGCGCTTTTTAGGGCTGAATACAACCGCATCAGGATGGCGAGTTAAAAAATCCTGTTCATCCGTCTGCGTGTCCGGTTGCGAAGCGTCCGGACGAGAAGGTTTTTTATCTGACGGATCATGTTTTGATTTTACTGACGGATCCCCGCCAGATTCTGACGGGTGAAAACCCGCTTTTTTGCCAGATTTCGACGCATCAAATTTTGACGGGTCAGATTTTGATGCGTCAGATTTTGACGGGTCAGAATCTGACAGTTGAGAAAATGCCGCTGCCTGAAGCTTCGCAACGTTAAGCTGATAAACATTCGACGCATTGCGGTTACCCTGGCGACGCGCCTTACGCGTTAACCAGCCTTCTGCTTCCAGCCGTGCGATAGCCGTCCTGACGGTACTCAGCCCCGCGCCAATCTGACGGGCAATAGTTTCAATTGATGGCCAGCACACACCTTCGTCATTACTGAAATCAGCCAGGCGGGCCATAATTGCCACGCTGGATAATTTCATGCCTGATGCAGCGCAACCATCCCATACATAGCCGGTTAATTTAGTGCTCATGACCGACCTCTATTTCCCTGAATTTACGACGAAACTGTTCGAGCGGGCTGAAGCACTCATGCTCATAGCCTTCGCGGAGGTAGATAACTCGTTGTGTTTCCGGCTCCCAACGAATGACTCTGACGGGCACTCCGTAGTGATCTTTGAACCAGCGGTTAACTTGTCGCAAAGGACTGTCTCCTTCTGCCGGTTGAAATCACCCACAGCCCACTCAGCAAAGCTGTGGGTTACAATTTCCCTGTCACCTGGTACATTAACTGCATAGCAATACTCCACCTTCGCTTTTCCACCCGGTACAGGAAGCGCAATCAGTTGCGAGCGACGGTAGTGTGTTGTTAAACTGTTCATGCGTTAGTTTCTCCACAGTCACGACACGCCACGGCGCCCGGAGCTGCACACTCGCGGGCGTCATTACTTTCTGAAATGCAAAAGATTTTGTAGACCAGTGCTGCATGCTCCTGCAGCTTCGAAATTGAGAGATACAGCTCATCGTTAATTGCTGTCTTCTCATGCGGTTCCACCACACCGTCTTCGATTGCCGAACGAATCTGTCTGGAATAACTGCCAATCTGTTCAATGACTTCCAGCAGGCGCTGGTTAATATCGGCATTGTCCACATCCTCGACGTCAGGAAGAGACACAAAGACGCCATTTGCAGACTGCGCCACAGCGTCAGCAATGAAGTGAGTTCCACCAGCACGTTGCAAAATCATTGCCCATCCCAGCGGGAAAATCTGATCGCCATCGGCACGAAGGCGGTTAAATAATGCGTTTTCTGTTACATCCAGCCAGTCAGCTGCTTCAGCGTAACCACCCGGCAACGCTGCGATAGTTTTTCTGACAGCTTTCACGTACCACTCAGGCTGTTTTTCTACTTTCCAGTGATGCTTACCCACGGTTAGCCTCATCGTTCTGTGGTTTCTGTTAATCGATTTATCCATTAGATTTTTCATAAAGCTCAGGTTTAAATGGCAACCGTCCGCAAGTTCTATATGCAGCTTCTGCTGCACGTCCTTTTGGAATTAACTGGCCCGGACGGTTTCGCCACTGATAAACGGCTTCAGTTGTTATGCCGAAAAAAGCAGCAACTTTCTCAATACTGCCGAAGTAGCTTTCGATATCGTCAGTTGTCATACGCCCTCCAAACTAAGTTTTATTAGATGCTAATTACAAATCTATCTTTGGTCAATAAAAACTAAGATTACTTAGCAATTCAAGAAATGGTGCTCCTATGGAAACGGTTGGTCAGCGTATAAAAGCTCTGAGAAGAGTTACCGGAACGTCCCAGAAAGAATTGGGTAAATTTTGTGGAGTAAGCGACGTTGCTGTGGGGTACTGGGAGAAAGACATCAATACCCCTGGTGGGGAGGCACTTTCGAAATTAGCGAAGTTCTTCAATACGTCAATAGATTACATTCTTTATGGTGCTGAGTTTGAAGGCAAACTCGTCACAAACATGCGCAGAGTTCCTGTAATATCGTGGGTTCAGGCTGGGCAGTTTACTGAGTGCAGGGCAGCAGAAGTGTTTAGTGAAGTGGACAAGTGGGTAGATACATCATTAAAGATTGGTGATAACTCATTTGCATTAGAGGTTAAAGGTGACTCCATGACTAACCCTAATGGCCTCCCAACAATACCAGAAGGCGCAACAGTGATTGTAGATCCAGATGCAGAACCTCGTCATGGAAAAATAGTCATCGCTCGACTTGATGGAACAAACGAAGCTACAGTAAAAAAATTAGTCATCGATGGCCCTCAAAAGTTTTTAGTGCCATTAAATCCTCGGTATCCCAACATCCCTATCAATGGTAATTGCCTTATCATTGGTGTAGTCAAAGGAGTTCAATACGAACTCTAAGACCTCTCTTCTCTAACTAAGGCACCGAACTAAGAAAAGTTTGGTGTTTCTCTTGCCATGATAACTAAGTTAAGTTAGATTTTATATCAAAGATAACGAACAGGCAGGACGCCCACGAAGTAGCCGCCTGGGGCATATGAAGTCCAGGATGATTCGTTAGCAACAAAAAAGCGCCCTACAGGACGCTTAGCTCTTTAACAATCTGGTCCCCATCAACAAGTAACTGATAACTTGAGGAGATGTGAAATGCACAAAACAGAACCCAAAATCGTCGCGCCTGGCTACACAGATGAGGAAATTTATGAGTGGATGACAAAGAAGCTGGCAGCTATAAACCAGCTTCGTGAAGTGCTGTCTTATCGACAGGAAACAATAGACTCCTTAAAAAAACTGGATCAGGAAATCACGGTTTTATCACAGGATGTTACTTTAGATATTGTGCAGACAAATTAGGATCCCATTCATTTTCGTCAAAATCATCAAAGTGATGAATTTGTGATCTCCAGTCTCGATAATCTAAAAATTTCTGGGCGGTTACGCTTATTTTATCAAGTGTGAGTTCATCCTGAATTGAAAGAAGAAGTTCATCAAATTTCATCTCATTAATCTGTTTTGGCATCCAGTGATGCTTCATCAGAATAAGGTGAACCAGAGCCTTTTTCCCATTCAACTGATTATAGGGAGTGCCGAATTTCTTCCGGTGCTCATGTAAGACAAGGTCCAAAAGAGTAAGTAATGTTGCCCTTGATTCAACTTTGCTTATTTCGACTGATGACACTACCCCACTGATTTCAATGCCCCGATACTTTCCAACATTTTCACAGTGGGATTTGTACAGCGTATAGATATTACCGGACATTTCTTTTCCTTTTGCGTTGTTGGGGATAACCAGATTAACCGAATCCTTGTTGTTGGGGAATAACCAGGTCCACCTCGCCTGATGTGGCTAAAAGCAGGCACATAACAGCTAAGTATTTTCAACCAGAGAGAATCCTTAGCGTTGTGGTGAATGCGGCTCAGCGCACGCGGGTTAAGGTTGAGGCTGACAGTCGACCTTCTGTGGATACCCACCCGCCTGGTGTGCAACCTTCGCCAGGCACCGGGAGGCACCCGGCACCACAACTTTATGCTGTGTGTAGTCTTGGCGGTACCAGCTTGTACCCTTGCTTCCGGCTGGTACCGTCCTTTTTACAAAACAGAGAAGAGCATCACCGGACGACGGGCTCATAACCCAATCCATCCGGGCGGCAGTCACCGCAGGTGTTCTTCTCTGTTTTGTGGAGAAACTAACCGACCTTGCAGGGTCGATATGATGAGGAGCAGCAAAATGGCTAGCGAACGCAGTACTGATGTGCAGGCATTTATCGGGGAGCTGGACGGCGGCGTATTTGAAACCAAAATCGGCGCAGTTCTCAGTGAAGTCGCTTCCGGTGTGATGAACACGAAAACCAAAGGTAAGGTCTCGCTCAACCTAGAAATCGAACCGTTTGATGAGAACCGAGTGAAAATCAAACACAAACTCTCATATGTTCGCCCGACTAACCGCGGGAAAATTTCCGAAGAAGACACCACCGAAACGCCGATGTATGTCAATCGCGGTGGTCGCCTGACTATTCTGCAGGAAGACCAGGGACAGTTGCTGACTCTTGCCGGTGAACCTGACGGAAAACTCCGCGCAGCAGGTCGTTAATATCGTTTTTAATTAACTGATTATTTATCTCATCACTGAATATCTTTATATAGTGAGGACTTATTATGTCTCAGAACTTAGACGCAACCGCAATTAATCAAATCCATGCCCTTATTTCTGCTCAGGGTGTTAATGAAATTATCAGTAAGATTGGTGCCGATGCTGTGGCATTGCCTGAGAATTTCCGCATTCATGATCTGGAAAAATTTAATTTAAATCGCTTCCGTTTCCGTGGTGCGCTTTCCACTGCCAGCATCGATGATTTTACCCGTTATTCTAAAGATCTTGCAGATGAAGGCACCCGCTGCTTTATCGATGCTGATAATATGCGTGCCGTCAGTGTGCTTAACCTAGGTACTATTGATGAACCAGGTCACGCAGATAACACCGCCACACTCAAACTGAAAAAGACAGCACCGTTCTCTGCTCTGTTGTCTGTTAACGGCGAGCGTAACTCCCAGAAGTCACTAGCAGAATGGATTGAAGACTGGGCCGACTATCTTGTGGGCTTTGATGCTAATGGTGACGCTATTCAGGCAACAAAAGCGGCTGCGGCTGTCCGTAAAATCACGATTGAAGCAAACCAGACCGCTGATTTTGAAGATAATGACTTCAGCGGCAAACGCTCCCTGATGGAGTCTGTCGAAGCGAAGACCAAAGACATTATGCCAGTGGCATTTGAATTTAAATGCGTTCCGTTTGAAGGTCTGAAAGAACGTCCGTTTAAATTACGCCTCAGTATTATCACTGGCGATCGTCCTGTACTGGTTCTGCGCATTATTCAGCTGGAGGCGGTGCAGGAAGAAATGGCTAACGAATTTCGTGATCTGCTTGTTGAGAAATTCAAGGACAGCAAAGTAGAAACCTTTATTGGTACTTTCACCGCCTGATTTCATTACTGCAAATGCCCCTGCGGGGGCATTTATGGAAACGTAATTTACTCAATAATCGCCGGATGGTGAGGGATTCTTTTTACCAGAATTCAGCGCGGTGCAGCGCATATACGTGGAGAACAAAATGTCATTTATTAAAACTTTTTCCGGGAAGCATTTTTATTATGACAGGATAAATAAAGACGACATCGATATTAACGATATCGCGGTTTCCCTTTCAAATATCTGTCGCTTTGCCGGTCATCTTTCGCACTTCTACAGCGTCGCCCAACATGCGGTTCTTTGCAGCCAGCTGGTGCCGCAGGAATTTGCTTTTGAAGCGTTAATGCATGATGCAACAGAAGCGTATTGCCAGGACATTCCCGCACCACTGAAACGCCTTCTTCCTGACTATAAACAAATGGAAGAAAAAATAGACGCCGTAATCCGTGAGAAATACGGGTTACCCCCAGTTATGAGTACGCCCGTGAAATATGCCGATCTCATCATGCTGGCAACCGAACGCCGCGATCTCGGGCTTGATGATGGCTCTTTCTGGCCTGTACTGGAAGGTATCCCGGCAACAGAGATGTTCAACGTGATTCCACTGGCACCGGGCCATGCCTACGGGATGTTTATGGAACGCTTTAACGAGTTATCGGAGTTACGCAAATGCGCATGAATGTTTTCGAAATGGAAGGGTTTCTTCGTGGGAGATGTGTACCGCGAGATCTGAAAGTAAATGAAACAGATGCTGAATACCTGGTGCGTAAATTCGATGCGCTTGAAGCTAAATGTGCAGCACAGGAAAACAAAGTAATACCAGTGTCAACTGAACTGCCACCAGCAAATGAAAGTGTTTTGTTATTCGATGCTAACGGAGAAGGCTGGCTAATTGGCTGGCGTTCTCTCTGGTACACCTGGGGACAAAAAGAAACCGGAGAATGGCAGTGGACATTTCAGGTCGGGGACCTTGAAAACGTCAATATCACTCACTGGGCAGTAATGCCAAAAGCACCGGAGGCTGGAGCATAATGACCACTTTTACCGACAAAGAACTGATTAAAGAAATTAAAGAGCGTATCAGCAGCCTTGACGTGCGAGACGATATTGAGCGCCGTGCTTATGAAATCGCACTCCTATCTCTGGAAGTAGAACCAGATGAACGCGAAGCTTATGAATTATTCATGGAAAAGCGTTTCGGTGACTTAGTAGATCGTCGGAGAGCAAAAAACGGCAATAACGAATACATGGCATGGAATATGACTCTCGGTTGGATCGTCTGGCAGCAACGAGCTGGTATCCATTTTTCAACAATGTCACAGCAAGAGGTGAAATAATGGAGCCATACAGCCTCACACTCGATGAGGCCTGTCATTTTCTCAAGATATCCAGACCGACTGCCATTAACTGGATACGCACAGGGCGTCTTCAGGCAACACGCAAAGATCCCACTAAGAATAAATCTCCTTACCTCACAACACGACAAGCCTGCATTGCGGCTCTTCAGTCTCCGCTGCATACTGTCCAGGTGAGCGCGGGTGATGGCATAACAGAGGAAAGAAAATGTCACTCTTCCGCAGAGGTGAAATATGGTACGCCAGTTTCACATTGCCGAACGGTAAAAGATTTAAACAGTCTCTTGGAACAAAGGACAAAAGGCAGGCGACAGAACTCCATGACAAGCTAAAGGCTGAAGCATGGCGGGTCAGCAAACTTGGTGAAATACCTGATATAACGTTCGAGGAAGCGTGTGTCAGGTGGCTTGAAGAGAAAGCACATAAAAAATCACTGGACGATGACAAAAGCCGGATCGGATTCTGGCTTCAACATTTCGCAGGAATGCAACTAAGAGACATTACTGAATCAAAAATTTATTCAGCAATGCAGAAAATGACGAACCGGCGTCATGAGGAAAACTGGAAACTCAGGGCAGAAGCATGCAGAAAAAAAGGGAAACCTGTTCCAGAATACACGCCAAAACCAGCGTCCGTTGCAACGAAGGCTACGCATCTTTCATTTATAAAGGCCCTACTAAGAGCCGCAGAGCGTGAATGGAAAATGCTGGATAAGGCACCAATTATTAAAGTGCCTCAACCAAAGAATAAACGGATCCGCTGGCTGGAGCCCCATGAAGCACAAAGGCTGATTGATGAATGTCCGGAGCCATTAAAGTCTGTTGTTGAATTTGCACTGGCAACAGGCTTAAGACGCTCGAACATCATCAACCTTGAATGGCAACAAATAGATATGCAGCGCCGGGTGGCATGGATAAACCCGGAAGAGAGTAAATCAAACCGCGCAATTGGCGTTGCGCTGAATGATACTGCATGTCGCGTATTGAAAAAACAAATCGGGAATCATCACCGTTGGGTATTTGTGTACAAGGAAAGCTGTACCAAACCAGACGGAACGAAAGCGCCAACAGTAAGGAAGATGCGGTATGACGCAAACACAGCCTGGAAAGCGGCGCTGAGACGGGCTGGTATTGATGATTTCAGATTTCACGACTTGAGACACACCTGGGCAAGTTGGCTGGTTCAAGCCGGAGTCCCGTTGTCAGTGTTACAGGAAATGGGAGGCTGGGAGTCTATCGAAATGGTTCGTCGATATGCTCACCTTGCACCTAATCACCTTACCGAACACGCACGGCAAATAGACTCGATCCTGAACCCATCGGTCCCAAATTTGTCCCAGTCAAAAAATAAGGAAGGTACTAATGATGTGTAACTTATTGATTTTAATGGTGCCGATAATAGGAGTCGAACCTACGACCTTCGCATTACGAATGCGCTGCTCTACCAACTGAGCTATATCGGCCCTGAAAGGACATGTTCACGAACGTGAATCACGGTGGACAAGGTTAAAACTAACCGGGCGATGCGTCAATGGCCTTGTGAATCAAATGGCTACTTTTGCATCACCCGGTTTTATTTACGCACGAATGGTGTAATCACCAATGCCGATCCACTTGTAAGTGGTCAGTGCTTCCAGCCCCATTGGGCCACGCGCGTGGAGTTTTTGTGTGCTTACCGCCACTTCCGCACCCAGACCAAACTGGCCGCCGTCGGTAAAACGCGTAGAGGCGTTAACGTAAACAGCGGACGAATCCACTTCGTTAACAAAACGCTGGGCGTTGCGCATATCGCGGGTCAGGATCGCATCGGAGTGTTGTGTGCCGTGTTCACGAATATGGGCGATGGCATCGTCAAGATCGCTGACGATTTTAACGTTCAAATCTAATGACAGAAATTCATCGTCATACTCTTCGGCTTTAACCGCCACCACCTTCGCAGGGCCTGTCTGCAACTGCGCCAGCGCAGCTGCATCTGCGTGTAATGTCACGCCGCTTTCCGCCATTTGTTTGCTTAATGCGGGCAGGAAGCTATCGGCGATGTTTTTATTCACCAGCAACGTTTCTACCGTATTACATGTGCTCGGTCGCTGAGTTTTCGCGTTGACGATCACTTTTAATGCTTCAGCGATCTCTGCGCTTTCATCAACGTAAATATGGCATACGCCTATACCACCTGTGATCACCGGGATTGTCGACTGTTCGCGGCACAGTTTATGCAAACCAGCCCCGCCGCGCGGGATCAGCATGTCGATGTATTTATCCATACGCAGCATTTCACTGACCAGCGCACGGTCAGGATTATCAATCGCCTGCACGGCACCCGCCGGTAAGCCACAGGATTTCAGGGCGTCCTGAATCACCGCCACCGTTGCCGCGTTAGTGCGACAGGTTTCTTTGCCACCACGCAGGATCACCGCATTACCGGTTTTCAGGCACAGCGAAGCGACATCAACCGTCACGTTCGGGCGCGCTTCATAAATCACGCCAATCACCCCCAGCGGCACGCGACGACGCTCAAGACGCAGGCCGCTGTCCAGTACGCTGCCATCGATTACCTGCCCCACCGGATCGGCGAGGTTACACACCTGGCGCACATCATCGGCAATGCCTTTCAGCCGTGCGGGCGTCAGTGCCAGACGGTCAAGCATCGCTTCGCCAAGGCCATTGGCACGCGCGTCAGCAACATCCTGGGCGTTAGCGTTGAGGATGATTTCGCTTTGTGCTTCCAGTTCATCGGCGATTTTTTCCAGCACGCGATTTTTTTCGCGGCTGGAGAGTTGCGCTAATTTATACGAGGCTTGCTTCGCGGCAATGCCCATTTGTTCCAGCATCAGCCTGCTCCTTAACGGGTAATCATGTCATCACGGTGAACGGCAACCGGGCCGTATTCATATCCCAGTATTGCATCAATTTCTTGCGAGTGGTGCCCGGCAATACGGCGTAATGCATCGCTGTTGTAACGACTGACGCCGTGGGCGATATCGCGACCTTCGAGGTTGCAAATGCGGATGACTTCACCACGCGAGAAATTGCCAGTCACGCTTTTAATGCCTTTCGGCAACAGGGAGCTGCCGCGTTCAAGAATGGCGGCAGTTGCCCCTTCATCTACCGTGATTTCACCCGCCGGCGGCGCACCGAAAATCCAGCGTTTACGGTTTTCAAGCGGAGTCGCCTGGGCATGGAACAGCGTACCGACGGAAATGCCTTCCATCACATCACCAATAACGCCCGGCTTGCTGCCCGCGGCAATAATGGTGTCGATACCCGCACGGCAAGCCACGTCAGCGGCCTGCAATTTGGTACTCATGCCGCCAGTTCCGAGGCCTGAAACGCTGTCACCGGCAATCGCGCGCAGTGCGTCATCAATGCCGTAAACATCTTTAATCAGTTCTGCCTGCGGATTGCTGCGCGGATCAGCGGTATACAAACCTTTTTGATCGGTCAGCAGCAACAGTTTATCGGCACCCGCCAGAATCGCCGCCAGCGCAGAAAGGTTATCGTTATCGCCGACCTTAATCTCTGCCGTAGCGACAGCATCGTTCTCATTGATTACCGGAACGATATTGTTATCGAGCAACGCACGCAGGGTGTCGCGGGCGTTCAGGAAGCGTTCACGGTCTTCCATATCAGCACGGGTCAGCAGCATCTGCCCGACGTGAATGCCATAAATCGAAAACAGCTGTTCCCACAGTTGAATCAGTCGACTCTGCCCTACCGCCGCCAGCAGTTGTTTCGAGGCGATAGTCGCTGGCAGTTCCGGGTACCCCAGGTGCTCACGTCCGGCGGCGATCGCGCCCGACGTCACAATAACAATCCGATGCCCGGCGGCATGTAACTGCGCGCACTGGCGAACAAGTTCAACGATATGGGCACGGTTCAGACGGCGCGATCCGCCTGTTAGCACACTGGTGCCGAGTTTTACCACCAGCGTCTGGCTGTCACTCATGATTCTCTGCCATTCAATTTTAGGAAAAATGATATCAAACGAACGTTTTAGCAGGACTGTCGTCGGTTGCCAACCATCTGCAAGCAAAGCATGGCGTTTTGTTGCGCGGGATCAGCAAGCCTAGCGGCAGTTGTTTACGCTTTTATTACAGATTTAATAAATTACCACATTTTAAGAATATTATTAATCTGTAATATATCTTTAACAATCTCAGGTTAAAAACTTTCCTGTTTTCAACGGGGCTCTCCCGCTGAATATTCGCGCGTTAATTAAAATCAGGAATGAAAATGAAAAAGAGCACTCTGGCATTAGTGGTGATGGGCATTGTGGCATCTGCATCCGTACAGGCCGCAGAAATATATAACAAAGACGGTAATAAACTGGATGTCTATGGCAAAGTTAAAGCCATGCATTATATGAGTGATAACGACAGTAAAGATGGCGACCAGAGTTATATCCGTTTTGGTTTTAAAGGCGAAACACAAATTAACGATCAACTGACTGGCTATGGCCGGTGGGAAGCGGAGTTTGCCGGAAATAAAGCGGAGAGTGATACTGCACAGCAAAAAACGCGTCTCGCTTTTGCCGGATTGAAGTATAAAGATTTGGGTTCTTTCGACTATGGCCGTAACCTGGGCGCGTTGTATGACGTGGAAGCCTGGACCGATATGTTCCCGGAATTTGGTGGCGACTCCTCGGCGCAGACCGACAACTTTATGACCAAACGCGCCAGCGGTCTGGCGACGTATCGAAACACCGACTTCTTCGGCGTTATCGATGGCCTGAACTTAACCCTGCAATATCAAGGGAAAAACGAAAACCGCGACGTTAAAAAGCAAAACGGCGATGGCTTCGGCACGTCATTGACATATGACTTTGGCGGCAGCGATTTCGCCATTAGTGGGGCCTATACCAACTCAGATCGCACCAACGAGCAGAACCTGCAAAGCCGTGGCACAGGCAAGCGTGCAGAAGCATGGGCTACAGGTCTGAAATACGATGCCAATAATATTTATCTGGCAACTTTTTATTCTGAAACACGCAAAATGACGCCAATAACTGGCGGCTTTGCCAATAAGACACAGAACTTTGAAGCGGTCGCTCAATACCAGTTTGACTTTGGTCTGCGTCCATCGCTGGGTTATGTCTTATCGAAAGGGAAAGATATTGAAGGTATCGGTGATGAAGATCTGGTCAATTATATCGATGTCGGGGCTACATATTATTTCAACAAAAATATGTCAGCGTTTGTTGATTATAAAATCAACCAACTGGATAGCGATAACAAATTGAATATTAATAATGATGATATTGTCGCGGTTGGCATGACCTATCAGTTTTAATGATTATTGCCGGATGTGATGCATCCGGCACATTTCACTCACGCCGTTAACTTCACCGGCTCCCCCC